GCGCTAGTCGGGTGACCCTCCAAAGATTCGTGAGAACTGATTTCTTCAATCCTAACGTCTTTCGCCCCGCTCGTGGTAGCACAACGAGCTGCTCCTAGCCTATTCCACATCTCGTTCTGAGCTGTGGCGTAGGACAGGAGGTGCGTGAACTTGTAGTGCCTTGCTTTTAGATTGGCAACACAGTTCGTGCGAATCCTTTGGAAGTATTGCTCCCCCCAGGGATAGGCCTCGAGAAGCAGGCCATCGAAGAGCTGAAAAAGCTCAGCCTCGGTTTCAACGCGGCTGTACTCCAACTGCTGTTCGATGGACTCCTTCTTGAGAGCTCCCACGATCCGTCCGGCCACTTCGACCGGGAATCGTGAGATGAAGGAAGTCTCTTCGAATTTCTCGAAGGCAACTTCCTTCCCATCCTTGGTGGCGGGAGTTACTTTCATCCCGATCTTGGCCTTCTGTCTCTTCATGGTGAAATAGTTGATCATTTCCTTCCATTCATTAGAGACTGATTGGATTTCGTCATCTCCGTGATCTCGAGACTCGCAGTGGAGCAAGATGTCACTGACCTCCGGCATCGGAAGCTGGCGATCTTCAAATTCCCACATGATGCAACCAAATCGAATGAGTTGGTTGCACAGGGAATTGAAAAAGTTCGTCAGCCAGATGCCAGAAGCGAGGGATCCCTTGATCTCCATGAGATGTCCGTCGAAGACCTCAATTCGATCCACAATCTGGGGCAGAATGGACTTGGCAATTGCCGCCTCCTCTGCTCCAAAGTGTGCATCGACGAGGTTTCCAAGGACCTTGGTCCCCAGGATCATGACACTCCGCGGGAGGGTTTTATCCCAGCCAGAGTAGTCACCTGTGAAGATGTTCGGATGCTTTCGCAGATCTTCATACATTTCTCCGAAGCCGATCATGGGATCCATGCCGACTGTTCCGGGGAATTCCCCGAAATGGTTCTTCGAGAATCCGACGCACCAACCGAAGTAGGTTTTGTCGGCGAAGAATTGCATGAAATCCACGTTGGAGAAGACTCGGATTTTTCCGTCTCCTTCAACCTTGACTCGTGGGAGCAGTTCGTCCTTCAGCGTGGCTGTTGTTGGCCACCAGAGGGGGGAATTCCCCTTCTGCAAATGGTCGAGATAGCTGTACAGAAACCTCGTGGCTGGAATGTCACGCGGCTTGTAGACGCCATCGAAGTAGAACATATCTCCCTTCTTCTTGATGTTGAAAAGCTTTTTGAGTGTGAACCCAACGCTCTTCGACATGTCGAGGCCCCCAATGCCTGAGAGGGGGCCGGCAGCCACTCCATTCACCACTTCATACTTGGTGAGGGGGCGGATTTCTCCGTCCTCAGCCAAGTCCATGTAGAGTTGGGTGACGCCGCGGACCAGAGCTTCCTCGATCTTTGGAGGAAAGCTCTTCTCGGTAATGGCCATCTTCGTCAACTGGGCGTAGGCCCTGCTTGGACGCCCGTAGGGGTCCGTGGCCCACTTCTGCTTGACAGCCTCTTGGAAGGCAGCCTTGGGCAGAATAGCGGGCACTTTCCTGGTCGGGTTGTTGATAGGAAAGGGCTGAATCTTGAAGGCCGTGGAATCATTCCGCTGGATGAAAGCGTCAGGGAAAGTTCCACAGTGTCTGATCCGATCATTGGGTGGAAAAGGATTGGTGGTCTCCTTCTCCTTCTGGAAGAAGGTGGTGAGCTGCGCGGATGTTGGACGATCCTGCAGAGTTCCAGTGATGATCTCCGTGAGCTCGAGCTCGTGAGAGTTCGCGAGAGCCAGTTCGATCATGTCGCGAGTCAGCAGACAGCACCCGGAGTACCGTTCCTCATTGCCGGCGTAGGAATGGAGGCCTACAATGAGATCTGCTCCCCTCTTCTCACTCATGATGAGGAGAGGAGAACCGCAGAAGCCCGGTCCCGTGGGTTTTGTGGGGGATGGCCAGTAGAGACGGAGGATGGAACGCACAAGGCGCTCACAGCCCCCGTATCTGCCGGCAAGATCCCACACAAGCTTCCCTGTGTGCAAGACACTCCCCTCTGTCCCGAGAGGAAGAAGGAGAGCTCCTGATGTTTCATGGAGCAAGTCTTTATTTTGGGCAAAGAAGGA